TAATTGCCTTTTTTGCCCTGAAGGGATAATCGCCACCAAGCACCTGGAAGTTTGCATCTCTATCCATTGAGGCTTCAAATTTGCTCATATCAAAATAAGTATAGCACTTTTTGAAAGCTGTAAGTCAAGAGGATTAAGTTCTGATGATTTCACCAGATTCACCAGCGGTTGTGGTTTCGCCCCAATTATCAGCCATGAAGACTGTGGTTGGAACAAGTCCGCCTGTTCCAGCAGCTGCGAATGTCACAGGCGAGCCTGTGGCTGCCGTGAGTGAGCCAAATCTGTTCCCAGACATCAGCCCCACTGAACCCGTTAAATCAACATATCGTGCCGTGGTTGCCGAAGACAGCGCAGGCATAGCAGGAAAATCATTGTTGCGAAGGAATAATCCGTTTATTCCCGATCCGCCAGTAATAACACAAACATCAACATTGGCTGCGGGGCTTGAAAAGATATTATCTTCAATTACAATGTCCTGCGGAACTGAACCTGAAGTTCCCTTCAAAATGAAATCTCCGACATTTTTGTAAAACTTGTTTCCCGCCAAAAGTCCCTGCCATGCTCCACCATTCGCGCCAATCATAACTGCTCCACCTGTCAAGGCGTTGGTTGCAGTTGTTCCCACACAATTTTTGAAGTGGCATCCCAAAATTGACCATCCAAAAGCAGCTGCGGTTGTTCCGCCATCATCATTGAGTAAAATTCCCCCACCTGTTCCACCTGCTCCGTTAATTCCAATATTGGCAATCATAACACCAGGAGCTGAAATTGTAATAACAGGACTGGTTGTAGTTGCACCAACCTTGAGTTGTGGAAGTCCACCTTGCGTTCTACCTCTTGAAACCCCAATGATTGAAAGATTTGGCGTATTAATGACTAGGTTTTCAGTATAACTTTGTGGATCAGTGTCTGTGGCTGCGTTGGTCTTATTTGCAACAAAGATCAAGTCACCAGCAGAAGCAGCAGCTTCAGCTGCAACCAATGTTGGAAAAGCGTCTTCCCAAGTCTTGCCTGCGTGACTTCCCGCAGATTTGTCGCCATCAACAAAGAATACATTTCCACCCTCAAGTGGCATGGAAGGAAGCACTAGGTTTTGAGGATAAACCTTGTGTCCGAATTTGAAAGCTGGTATATATTCTGCTGCGTTCATTTTATTTCTTTCCTTTCTTTGCTAAAAATTCTTTTTTAGCAGCTAAATATTCACCCTGATCGGCAAATTCATCTTGCCTGTGGGCGAAAACATCTTCGTTTTTAATCTTTTCAACCTTTTTTTCTTTGCTCATTTTAATAAAAAAACCCTTTTGCAAGGGCTTATCCTTGCATCTCCTGAACTTTACTCGTCAAGATGCGCTCAATTTTTAACTATTAGTCAATTATCAAGTGAGCCATTCCCATTGTGCTGTCAACGGAAACAACTTCTCTTGACCAACCCAACACCGTGTCAGCTACATCAGCTGCCAACATTGCCTTGACCGCACCAGCAAGTCCTGCCGAATGGGTTATCCCTTGTGCATCAGCTGCTGAATTATCTGTCGTGTCAAAAAGAACTGGACAATCTCCACCTGACTTGATCCATCCAAAGTATGCTTCCGTCATTGCTTGAAGCGAAACTCCCACTGCTCCACCCGTAGGTGTGGTCGGGAATTGAATTACTCCGTCATAAGCGCTCTTGCGAACTGATACATTTGAAGAAGTTGTCAAAGCAATCTTTAATGGTCTGTCAAGAGTAAAGCTACAAGCAGCTGCACCGCTGGCAACCCCATGCCTTTTGATTCTGAACTGTTGACCGATACCAGTTGAGGATTCTACCCAAAGCTGACCTTCATCAAACATGTTTGCAGTGACCGCGGTTGATCCAAGAGTAACTGAAATTGTGTCTTCACCTATTGCAGCAGCAGCTGCAACTACCATGCTTCTGAATTGTGTGTCTTCAGCAGCTTCCTGAATAAGATTTCCAGTTACAAGTGCAGCAGCACCAGCTTGGACATATCTATATCTGTCACCATATTTGTCAATTCCAAGTGTCCCAAGGACATGGAGTTGTACAGATGACTGTTCAAAAACTTCTTGTGAGATTATGTTTTGCATGTTTTTATTATACTCCTGTTATATCTTCACCTTTACCCAACCTTCTTGGCTGGCTTGAGGCAAAGTTTCCAAATAGGTAGATGTGTCCAACTACTCCGTACTGATTGATCGGCTTCATTAACCCTGACCAGTTAAGTCCTGCATACTTTGAAGGTACTTCTGCTATTGCTCCGTCAATGCTTTCCCCAAAGTCGGGCTGGGTCATTTCAGGATCATTAATCCCATACCATTCAAGATAGTTTTCATTGTACATGAACAACTTTTGAGCTGTTGCTTTTTCATTAGCTACCCAAGGCACACCTCTGTAAATTAAGGAAGTGTATCCCATTGAACCTTTGAGTTGACCATTTGGAATCGCACCCCTGGAACTCCTGGTAACTACTGGAAGACCCGTTGAATCATAATTTGCCTGAACTGTCGGAGAAAGCAAACTTTCGTATAAGTCCCAAACTGTTTCGTCAGAATCAATCAAGCTTGGCTTCTGTTTTCCAGACGATCCCGAAGAAGCGCCAGAAAATACTGTTGCAAGTTTGGTCAAGGTTAAAGTTCCACCGAAGTCAAGAACTTCAGAAACTAATGTCGGATATGTGGTTCTTGAAAGTCCGCCAACTGCTGTGGTGTCATCAATAAGATTTTCAACACCTTCAAAATCTTTTCCTGCGTTACCAGTTCCGTCTGCGTAGAACATATCTGCAACATCATCCATGCCGTCTTGTGCGCTGGATTCCATTTCAGTTGAGATCAATTTAATAACTTGCTGTTCGCCAGGATTCACAAGTCTGTCAAGACCAGGAACTGCAACTGGAATTTCGTATGCTTTGAGTTCATAAGACATGAGCTGTCTTGTTTCAACTGAGTCAATGCTGTGGTTGTCCAATCCGCTGAATGATCCACCATGAGTATTTTTAGCTATTTTAATGGGAAACTTGAGGGTTTCTCCTGCCCACTTTTTACCATTCCCAATAAACCTGAAGGTCGTGAAGTTGTCAGACAAAAAATTGTCAAAGACTTTCGGAACAATTTTGTCCTGTGTAGTTGTTAAAACTCTTTGTGTAAATTGCATGTTTTTTAATAAAAAAGCCCGCCTTCCCTAAAGTTGGCGGGTCTTAAAAGACCTCTACTGTCTTGATTATGATTATTGTATAAGCCTTTGTCAAGCTCTGTCAATAGTCATCTTCGTTATTACTATTATCACCCCCAGAATTTTTCGTGTCAATAGGCTTTTTTGAAGCTAATTTGGAAAGTGCGCTTGCCAAGTTAGCAAGACATTCACCCATTTTTCCACCATCTTTGTCAAAGTATTCACGTCTTGCAGCGGACACTAATTCGTCAACAATGTTCCAGTTTTTCCACTTGGTATCTTCTTGGGGTGGTTCTTGATTTTTCATTGCCTTGGCAACAACAGGGTTACTCTTGCCAAGAGCAGTAAGGCGGTGTTTCATTGCATCACGCCTTTTTTGATAGTCTTTATTAATTGCCACAGGTGAATCCATCATGCTTTTGCCCCCATTCTAGCAGCCCTCATTGTCATTGCAACATTTTTCTTGTCTGGATTTTTCTTTTTGTCTGGAATATTTGCACCGTGTTTCCTAGCTTGGTCAAGTGCAATTGCAATCATTTGTTGACGTGATCTTCCACCCTCTGCATGAAGTTTGTCCATTATTTTTCCGACATCTTTTGTTTTTGGCAATGGCATTTTTATTTCCCCCTTACTCTTGATATTATCCTTTGTAAAAAGTTTTGTCCAGTGTTGTCAACGGGCGCAGCTGTTGGCGCGGGCTGTGTTGCAGGTTGTCCCTCTGGCGCTGCTGGCGCAGCAGGTGTTTCACCTGGAACAACTCCCGCTTGCTCGGCTGGTGCAGGTGCAGCAGGGTTTTGTTCAGATTGAACAGTTCCTGGCTCACCAATTCCCGCTTTCGCCTTGTCCATTACTGCCTGGGCAAAAGCGACTATATTTTGTTTGATTGTCACATCAGTAATTGACTTGAACCCTTCCGACTGCATGAACTTTTCAAAAGTAGCAAGATATTCTTTTGATGGCGCTTCAGGAACTGGCGGTGTTTGTCCCTGGGTCAAGGCGTGAATATCAGCCATTGCCTGACTGTCAACGCTGCTGCCATCATCACCCAAAATTTCGGTCAAATACTTATCCATGAAGAATCGATAATATACAATCCTTTTTGCAAACTCTTTTGGATTTGGCTTGTCTAAACCTTCCGCGATTGAAAGCGGATCAAGAATTGCAATAGTCTGGATTGTTTCCTGTCTGATTGATTCCTTGTCCCGCGGTGTTGCCGATCCCTGTTTGACCCTGACTTTGACACCATCTTCAATCTTGTCAGATTCCCACTCAATGAATTTAGTCTTGCCTTCGCTTTGGTTGTATCTGACAATTTCGGGTTCATCCCAATAAACCTTCATCATTTGAACAAGGGCTGGATATAGTTTGGCAGCAGCTTCTTCAATGGCATCTGTTATTGTTTGGATTCTTCCCGCATTTGCTCTTTGAGATAACACCTGCGCACCCAATGTTGTGTCACCAGTCTTTTCACCGCGAAGGGCAGCATTTGCCCCAAAGATATTGTCAATCTCTGCCCTGGCATCTGCTTTGTCGTTGATAACATAAGCAGGCAACATATTGTATGGAAGCCTGGCAGCTGCTTCCCGAACATCCCCGTCAACCATAATCTTTTCAGTTGGGTCGCCAATAAGCTTTGCAGCATCTTCTGGCGAAATCATTCCCGAATTCAAGACAAGTCCGCTTGATGCCTGATCTGCATTTTCAACAATTTGTCTTCCACGCTTTTCCAAGACATCCTGAAGCAAATGCGCCTGATCTGCAAGGGAAGTGTCATCAATCACATACTTGCCCAAATTGATGTGGTTTATCAATATGTATGGTTTCTTTGGCGCATCAAAGAAATTCAACCTGCGATATTTGCCGTCTGGCTGTTGTTCAAATTCATTATAATTCCAGTTTGGATTTTTAACCGCACCCAACAGCAAATCTTTATCCAATGCCCACGCTAAAGCTTCTTGTGGTTTGCCTTTGGCATCAAGGTATGTGAACCAGATTTCCATATATCCCACTTTGCGTGCTTGCTGGGATTTTGTACCACGTCTAATGCCAAAGAAAGTAAATATCTTTTCTTTCTTTTCAGGAAATTTAAAGACTAGCGCTTCAATGGTGTCACTCATGTATTCCGCAATAAGTTCAATATTGTCGGGGTTTGAAGCTTCAGCAGCGAATACAACCTTTTCTGGTCTGACTGTTTCAACAACAATTGCACCTTTTCTTCCACCATCAGGAAGTCTTTCGCCAGCATCAGGGTCAAAACGATACTTCAAAATTGCAACCCTTTTACCTTGAAGAATGTGGCGAATACCCATTTTGAAACACCCCTTGATTCCCAGGTCTTCATATAGTGTAACCAAGACATCTTCCAAATCGTCTGAAAGTTGTCTTGATTCATCAGTGTCCGATCCTTCTGTTGCAATCGGCAGGGGGATTTGTGAAACCACCATTGGTAAAAGAGTTTCAACCGCAGTGATTATTCTGTTGTTTTTATAGGGGATTTGAAATTCATACAAATCTTCTTCCTTATATGTATTACCCAGGTAATAGTCATCAGCTGTTTTCCTGACTTCATCAAGTTTTAATTCTTTATTCCAAAAGTTTTCCGATTCTTCAACTTTATTTCCAATAACCCGTAAAATATCTTCTTCATTCAAATCAAGTGACAATGGCATGTCTTCCGACCCGCCAGGAAGAATTCCAGTTTTTCTTTCGTCATTATTAACAACTTCTTTGTTTGGTGATGTTCCCATATTTCGATTTTATTTTACTCTTTTTTAACCTTTCAAGTCTACCATCTATAATCATATGACATTTTCTGCATAACCACCACCAATTATTCAAATTTCTATCGTAAATTCCCTTGTTCGCCAAATCAAAGGGCTTACTTAAAAAACAGCTCTGACACACCTTTGGTTTTATTAAATTTTGTTTTACCCACTTGTGCAAGGCATTGTATCCAACATTGTTTCCTTTCCAATTTGAATTATATTGACCTTTTTTAACAGGATGTGGTAATTTTTTAATTATCCACCAAGGAACTTGTCCTTTAAATCTAAAATTTGCACATTTTTTAGAACAATATTTTCCATTTCCTTTGGCTATTCTGCATTGATGTGTTTCAAATCTTTTTCCACAATAACAGATTTTACTTATCATGTTATTATTATATATATTACTGCGATATTAAGCAATACGATACATAATATGGCAACGTGAACACAACACGTCAACGGGTCTTTTAACTTCTCTCATTTCACCAATTATTATAACTCGGACATCTGAATAATATTGTGCCACAATTCTTCCACAATTGAAGCAATGCATATCTTTTCGTACCAAAGGTGAAGTGTTTGAAAGCAAAACTGTGACCATTCTGAATTCAGCTCTTTGCACTGGCAATATTTCTTGCCCGAATTCGTCTTTCGTGGCTGGTATTTCGGTTATCTGTTCTTCCATGATTTTTTTGTTCTGTTTGTCCTAGCAAGTATGTCTTTCAAATTAACTGCGGGGACAGTCCCTTCAGGTGAAACTTCAACACCTGGTTTCATTATACTGTTTTGCCTCTTTTGTGGCGTTCTTACAACTCCCCCTTGTGCAAATATCTTTTCCAAGGCTATTCGCCAATACACACAAGCAAAAGCAAAGTGGTCGCGCCTTCCTTCAATGGTTCGCCAAACAGCTTTTTGAATCCCTTGACTGTTAGTTTCAACGGTTCTATATAATTGTCCCCAATCATAAATCAATTGTTCCAAATCGGTTAGTGTCATATTGAAAAGAATTTCCTGTTGTCCCAACTCCGCAACCACCAAATCAATGACTTTTGTTCTGTCGCTTGTCACTGTCCCGCGTCTGTCGCTTTTACCCCAATGAATAACCTGCAAATCTTTTGAATCCTGAACAAAAGAATTAGTAAAGAAGCGCCCCGAATATTTGGCAGCCAACTTTCTCGGCATGTTGGGATACGGATTCAAGTCGCAAACAGCAGTCGCATTGTACCTTACAAGGTCTGCCTCAATTTCTTCCCATGATTCCGTTTCATAAACCTTGAAAATTCCATGCACATTGCCAACAACCACAGTTTTGACAACACCATTATCAATTCCAATTACCACGCCAGTCCTGGGATTGACTGTCGGGAATACACAACGGGTAATTGTCCCACGGGACACTGATTGGTCTTTGGAAATATACGGCAAGCCAAGACAAAAATTGTGGAATAAGGAAGCATCTTTCTTTGACTTTTTAATAATTTCAGAAGCAGGAATCCACGGCACAATGAGCTGTGACAGCCAATACCCCGAAATCTTCCTGTCATTGTACTTACGAACCCACCTCCCATTGCGCCTTGCTTCGTCTGGCAGGTGTTCGTGACATTTTGCACAAATATATATTTCTTTTTCAAAATCAATATTGTCGGGAAACTTCATGTACATTTCATAATTGCAGTGCGGGCATTTGACAAACCAGTGCTTCTGATCCGAATATTGCCACATTTCATCAACTCCATATCCAGGGATTGAGGGGTTTGACCACTGCCACACAAAGCCAAGGTCAGGACGTTCCCGCGCTGAAGCATCCAGTCTGGTGCGATATGTTGCAAGAACCATTTGATTTGATCGGTCAACTTCGTCATTAATCAGCACATCTGCTGAAATTGAAATGGCTGCCGATTCTTCCCACGATCCTCTGAAGTATATGAAGCGATCTCCAACCGCTTTCAACGCTGACGAATCCGTTGTCCCCAACCAGTCTTGAAAGATTGGGTTTTGGGCAATAATGGGGTCAACCTTTGGTGAAACGAAGTCTTTAATGGCGGTACGCGAAGGCATGGTATAAATCACATTTGCCTTCATATACCTTGCCAGCCAAAGAGATTTGATAATTCCGATCACCACAGTCCACCCCACCTGTGACGGCTTCATGATTACCTGTTCTGGTGTCATGTCCGCCATTGGCTCAAGAAGAAATTTGTGGTCGTGAAATTCAATGGGTGATCCATTTTCATTGACAATATGGTGGTTGTGGATGAAGGCTAGTGGATTGATTGCATCTGCCGTTTTAATAGCTGATTCATTGTTCATTGGGCTTACTGTAAATTTTTTCAAATATCTTGGTTATTTCATCAGAGTATATTTTGCGGGCTTCTGGGGACAGGATTGATTCAACCTGGATTGGTGCACCGCCTTCACCCGTAACTTCTTTTTTAACCCTTTCAACAACATCATGTTCCGCTGACAAAAGAAGATTGGCAATGCGGGACACATATTCACCCGACAGTGATTTCCTTTTCAAGTCATATTTCTGAATAGTTTTGAGGATTTCATACCATTCATTAAACTTTGGTTTGTCTTCATCCTTTGACCAATTATAAAGAGTATGCCCCGACACTCCCAACCTCAATGCGAAATCTTCAACAAAAGGTGTCTTTCTTTTTGTGATGCACTCATTCAAATACTTGCGCATTTT